CTATTAAATGCTGTCCTTTCTTCCTTGTCAAACTCGTTCTCCAAAGGTGGATATTCATCTCTTAATCTTTCCCACTCACTCTTCAAAGTGTTCATATTTATCCCTCGCTTGAATGTTAACTAATTGGTCAAATAGCTCGCTGCTGATGGATGACTCAAGATACAAATAAATGTCTTCTCTAGCTACATCTGCAAAGTTACCAAGTTTAACCTTATCGTCAACATAACCTAGTGCTTCGCTCAAGTACAGATCGTCTCTATGACTGTCTGGCGAATCCTCTGCTATCGCAACAAACAATTTTGACACTAACGCACTATGCGCTCTTGCTTTGCCAAACAACATCTCTGTTGCTAATTTACATACACCCTCATTAAAAGATGCAGGATATATATCGGTATACCAACTAACAAATCTGTTTAGCCAGATATGTATTGCTTCATCTTGTAGTTCTTCAGATAAGTCCATCAATGCGTCTGCTTTGCTTAACACATCTTCGTTCGCGTAAATAAAGTCTTCGTAAAAGTATCTAGTCATTTGTTTCTCCTTATTGATTAATGATTACATCGTATCACACAATAAACAGAAGTGTAAACTATATTTCCCCAATACGATCTTCGTGGTATTTAATCTGCTCTCTGTACTCTTTCTGTAAGTCCAGTACATCTTGCCTATTAAACTTAGGTGGCTTCCTCCAGGCTAACTTCTGCATTGCCCTTATACGTCTAGCACCGTACATATCTTCCATGTAGATGCGATAGGCTTCCTGTATCTTAGTGGTCTTCATACCATACAAATTGCACCCAGGGCATTGGGGGTGACAATTCTCGATATACATTTTAAATATTAAATTTCGCCTACCGTAAAAATGCCCCCCTTGCATATTCTTATAGTGATCGACCTTGCCGCAAGTAACGCACTGGCAGTACCCAAGATCATCAGATGCCTTGAGCCTTACCAAGCGTTGCATTAACTTCGCAGCTTTCTCTACTTCTTGTGCGATTGTTGGTGCTTTTCGTTTACCCATCTAATGCTTTGTCTCATCATCGTCAGTGGAAGTCTGTACAAGCTCATCGCCAACACCCAGATGACAGCTATTGCACAGCCCAAAGCTAGACCCATCAGAATCAACCCAATACTCAAGAACGATACCGCACTCGCAAAACTGTCGGGTAAGTGTGTAATTTTCGCCTTTAGGAAATTTAATAACATTATCATCACTCATCATTTAGACCATCTATTGTTATTTTGACTCTACTATCTTCACCGTTTTTCTTATGATACACAATAGCTGTCATTGATCTGTTTGCACCGTATCCCGAATCGCTGTGCCACTGGTCAGTAGCAGTCAAACTTGAAAAATGCTCAAATATCATTGTTCCTATCTCTTTAGACATTTGATGGTGTATGTGACCCATGTGACAGTATCTATGCTTACAGCGGGACCATTCTTCATCCAGATTAGTTACTACAGCCTGAAGAATCTGCTCATGCTTAACTCTGTCTCCGTGGTGATAAACAAAAAGATTATTCTCCCATTCCCAGTGTAGGAACTTAGAATAGTTTTTTAGCACATTAACTCTTGGCTCTCTGTCGTATAACAACTCTAAGCAGCTAGATAAGTGACAAGCCATATCGCTGTCGTGGTTGCCGCGCACATTAATTACTACTACCTCTTGATGCACTTGTAGCATCTTATCAATAATGGTTTGAAATAGTCTGCCAGCAAGTTTAAAGGTCTTTCCAATGCGTGTATCTACATCTACTGGTGTTCCTGCTGTTGTAGTATTAGCACTGCTATCAGCATGAAACAGATCTCCCACGTTGACCAAAACTCCAGTATGAGCATTGCCAACACGACTCGACAATCTATCCACGGCATCAATTAAGACTCTAGTCGCTATCTTCACATCCCAGTCAGCATCGTCTAATTTGGTATCTGAGTCGGCAAGCATCCCGAAATGGTGATCACCGACCAGGTACTGGGCGCAGTAATCTTCATTGACTTCTTTAGGTGCTGTAACAGGCTTTTTAAACCCAGTCAGGTCATCACGCAACCCATCGACCATAGCATCAATCTTTTGTCTTAGGTCGCGTTTCTCTGGCTCTTGGATAACCCATTGCAGGGCGATTGATCCGTCTTCTTTGTATGCAGTTGAGATACGCTTTGCATTAAATCCCTCTGCTGTTTGATGTGTTAAGTCTCTGTGCGGAGCAACACCCTGGCTTGCTGCCTTCTCTTCTAGTTTCTTAATCAACCTATAAGCATATCGTCTATCGCAGTTTACCTGCCTACAAGCCTCGCTTATGTTTGACTCTGTTGCTAGTGCGCTCAATATCTCTTTCTGTCTTTCGGTCGTACAAAACGGTATTAATGTCTCAGGTCTTAGCATTTCAACTCTCCTGTTGTTTTTTTATTTCCGCGTACTCACACTCTAATGGTATTGATAATCTTATCCCTAACTCTATTGCCCAATGATATACCTGGTCTAAGTAGTGCGCCATTTCCCCTTTCTTTAAGTCGCTACTACTTTTGACTTGCTCAGATATTTCATGCTTACCTATCTTATATGTGTCTGTCCCTAGAAATCTTTTCTTTAGCCATATCTTCCAAACTAACTCAGGCTTATCGTGTTCAACCCTATGCCCCTTATTATGCATCTCTTTAGCGATCTCCCTGTACCATATATGGGATAGCGCATTCTGACTAAGGCTTCTTGGGTCTTGGTACTTCTCTAGCTTAACAACTAGGGGCTGAGTAAAGTCCCAATCCATCATGTTATCAATCAGGTATTTTGACCTTTTCTCTACTTCACCCCTGCTGTTAAATCTCACAAATGCTCCTTGGCTCATATAGGCTTTCGTAGCCACTTATTCATAACAGTTTCGCATCTATCCTCAAAAGCACTAGTGAGCTTCTTTCTTGCGCTGTAGTCTCTTCGCTTTGCTTCCCTGACTGGCACTAAATCCCTGTCTGTAACAAAAGGTCTTTTACCTAGCCTATTGGTTATTGCTTTGTATGTGATACCAGATGCTTCTGCAAGTTCGTTGTATGTGTAGAACTGCCCGTTAATTAATACATCACTTTCTGTGCCGTCATATCTTTTTCTTATTCTTGCTGGCATTATAATTTTCTCCTCAAATAGTTTTGCGACATAACCATCGCGTCAGTTTCCAGTCTGCATATCTCTTTTGGCTTTCTCTTGGCTTTGCCTCCACTTCTTGAATATGGTGGATAGAGATCGTCACTTGTGCAGTAGGCTTTACTGTACAATCTGTTTTTAATGCAGTAGTACGTAGAGCCTATTAGTGCAGATAATTCATCGTATGTGTAGTACTTACCATCAACTAACGAATCATGTCTTCCCTTGAACTGGATTCTTCGGGTTTTCATGTCTTACAGTCCCATCAAAGTAATAGCCATATTTACCTATGAAATAGTTAATGGCTCTGTTTTTTGCCTCCACATTTTCAACCCAACTAACATCAGCTAATTTATCCTCAACTGATATAGCTCTACTACTTTGACTCTTAGACTTAACCATGGGAGAGCCGCCAGATTCAGCAGCCCTCTTTAACCAAGAATCAATAAACCTCTTAATGCCAACCTTTGTCTTTCTTTTACCTGGGTTAGCATCTAACCAAGATTCCATTGACATTAGCTCCTGCTGAACCTTAACACCACGCTCTGAATAAGTTCTTTCCCAAGCGATAACATCTTCTGTCTTTGGTTCGTATGTACTACCGTCTTTACATAACATAATTATTCCCCCAATGAATACTGCATTACACTGCAAGACTCATTAAACTTGTTCTTAACAGTGATACGCTTCTTCTTAATATCTATGCCATCTTGCATCATTTCGGAGATTCTAGCCGATAATCGGTAAATACCCAAGTCTATTAATGCTTCACGCCCAGTAATGTATTTATTTTCTTGCAGATAATTATGGATTCTCTCTTGCTGTGTCATTGGTTTTTCCTCTGGTTTGTTAAATATTGCATCGTAATTAGAATCAAACTTAGCTTTGTTTGTTGGTCTTTGCTTACTGCCTTTACCGTTCATTTCCCACTCCTATATGGCTCAACTAAAGTTTCGCCCGATTAATTTAATATTTATATTATATACATATTTGTATATGTACAAGCATTATTTAACCCTTTCACTGCGCGGAGCGAAATTTAAGATCAAAGGGCATAGCAACTTTGCGGTTACATTGTATTCGTATCGGATATCCAACCTATCTCTTTGCAGAAACCGATCTGCATCGAGGGCTTTGTCTGGAGGGTCAACCACGCTCTGACGTTTTATTTAAGGAGTTCGTCAGCCCCAAGCCCGAATACACAAGACAAGATAAGACAAGATAATACTTCTTTGGAAAGGATAGTATGGTATACTTAGCTTACTTGTTTTGTCGTAGATTCAAGTATAGTCTTTTCTGAGACTAAAAGTAAACCCCCTTAATTGGGGGTTTCTATTTTCTGGTATAACAAAAAATCATAAATCGATATATTCATCGCCTTACATATCTTGTCTATGGTATGTATCTTCATATTAGCTTGCGATCTCCACCGTACTACTTGCTGCGGTGTACTGTCTGTAATCTTGGCTAACTCAACACTAGATACATCTAGGTGGATTTGTGCCATCTTCAGGCACTTGCCTGTATCAATCATGCTGACATTCCTTTTAGTGTGTTAAAATCGAGATGTGAGTTTCCCCCTCACACTCCTATGGTTTTAGCCCCCTCTTCGGAGGGGGTTTTTTTAGAACGGTATATCATCCTCTAGTAGATTAGATTCCTGCATAACCTGTTTAACCTTTTGAGTGTTCTTCGGCTGGCTGTCACCATCGGTATAAAAGACATCTACATTGCCAAGAATATTCATTTTATTACCAGACTCTCGCTCTTCTTTAGTCAGGCTCTGACCAATAAAACCATTGTTGTCGTACTGATCTTTGTTATCGACATCAACAAAAGTAGTCAGGTTTAAGTATGTTCCCTTAGCACCTTTATACAGTCTTGACTTGTCGATCTTAGTTACATCTATTTGCACGTTTATTCCTACTTTCATAACTTACTCCTATTGGGCTTCTCTAAATTCAGATGTTTTCATTATTTCCCTTTCCTTGGTGGTAAACTTTCCACCTTTCGAGGGTGCTTTCCAAACTAATTGTTTCTCTGTATCGCTGAGAGACATCCATTCTTCGTTAGCCGTGGAATAGTCTCCAGTCGCAATGCCATCCTTAATTGCTTTAATCACAGGCATAAGGTCAACAATCATGTCCTCATACTCATCCTGCTTAGACTTCTCTGTCCGTAACATTGCAGACTCAGCATCATCATCAGCCGTAGGTATACCTGCAATAGATTGCAAAGCATAACGTCTAGCATAGGTGATTGCCGATCCCGCAGCTTGTGGATCACGCTTAACTAAGGGAAGGGTATAGCTATTCTCCATCCACTCACCCGATGTATGCATTAGCCTGGTGACAACACCAACGCCAAATTCATCAGATATAGGGAACTGAGTATAACTAAGGTTGTTCTTAGCAAACGACTCTTTGATAGCTTTAATAACGGATGTTAAGTCCGCGTAGCTAGATTTAAAGAAAGGGTTAGAGGAATCTTTAACCGCACCCCCCATCTCAGATTGTGCCTTACATAATGCTTCTGCAAGGGCTTTTATTGACTCACTTGATTTCATATTATTACCTCCTATGGAAGTAACAATATACTCTAATGTTGTTTATCTATCAACAGAAATGTTTAGTATTTCCAGACAACTGGCGTAGTTTCACGGATGTCTACATGAATAAATGTCTTAGCAACACCGACACCAGTAAAGCCTAATCGCATAGCCTCTTTGATGATAGTATGACGTTGTGCGCCACCAGATACATATATATCACAGGCAATACCCTGGGCATGAGTGCCTGGCTTTGCTTTCTTAGCCTCTATACTATGGGATGGACTTCTGTATCCACTAGTAATCTTA